TGTGATGGCTGCTTGAGACATAGTAAGCCTACCAGCCGTACCTGACTGAAATAGTTTAATCCTATCAACTGTAAAGTAGCCATTAGCTGCACCAATCCCAGTAACACTTGTGCTTCTCTGTGCCACGTTCATACCACCATTAATAATAATATTCCTTCTCCCACCAATCTGACTATTGGTTAGGACTTCACCCATCTTTGCTAATTCTGCTGCTTTGGTCATGCGAGGTCTCCTAATATGTGCGAACAATTAATAACACAATCTGCCGCACCACCATTTTGAAATGACATTGCAACACCTGCTACTGTGGTTGAAACCATATAACAAGACCCTGCTCTCATACCACCACTATATGAATCAGCATTTTCACCACCTGAAGCAGTTGTGCAATAGTTTGTTGTGGCAAATGCAGAAGAAACAGTTACCCTTGTATCTCCTGTTGCTTGGTCTGCTATAGATGATACGTTAAAACTATCTCTAGCAGCTATAGTGCCTGTACCATTTAGATTAATCCAAGCCTTTGCTGTACCCTGATTAATTGTACTCATAGCAGTAGAGTTATTACTACTTGCATCTGTTAATGTGTTTACTCTTAATATACTAGCCATTATGCGAGGTCTCCTGTGCTTTGTGTAAAGTGAGAATCACAATCTCCTGCATCTGAAGAATTATACTCTAGAGCATTTATTCTAAACTCACTTGTACTAAACGTAGTCTCAATAAAAGGGTGCATACCTGCATCAATGCTTGAGTTAAAAAATGTTGTAGAGGTAACAGAATAATTAGCATTGCTCATAACATTAGTTGCAACTAATTGTTTTTTTCCTACAGCTGTGTCTGACACAGATGAAACATTAAAACTATCGTCTATAGTGGCAGCTTGACCATCAATTTTTGCCCATTGTTTTATCAACCCTTGTTGCAGATTAGTTGTTGTACTATTGCCTTCACCTGTAACAAGTATAGAACCTGCTGTGGTTACACCTGTAAATTTATCTACTTTAAGTTCACTTGCCATTATGCGAGGTCTCCTATGGCTATAGTACGATTACGAGAATCATGTAAACTTCCAGCTTGATTCCAAATATTTACATCATATCCTGAAGTAGTGCCACTATAAGCTGTGCCTGTTAGGTCTGTATTATCGTGTACAGTAACTGATATAGCATAATTAGCACCTGATAAGTTAGAAGTAAGATTATAAGTATAATAAGCAGTTGAGTTATCTGTTCCACTACTCATATTAAAAGAACCTCCAGAAAACAATGAAGCATCTGAATTAACATAACCCCAAGAGGTAACCACACCTTTTACAAGATTTTGTGTAGTTGAACCTCCATCACCTACATAAGTAGCATTATTAGCAACTTTTACATTCGTGCCACCTGACCCTGCTTTATCTACAATGGTGTCTACATTTAATTGTGAACTCATACTATACTCCAATATCCATTAACAGTGACTGTTGCACTTTGCGTTATAGGACCACCTGATACACCATTCTCATCACTATCTATTGTAATGTCTGCACTTATTGTCTGTCCATTTAATCTGATGATTGAGTTGTTACCTTTGAATGGGTATCTGTTATCTGATTCAGTCTTAGTGTATGTCTCGTTAACTGAGAACACATCATAGGCTACCATCTCAATGATGTCATTAAGTGATGCACCTTGTACAAGCACCACAGTTGTACCTGTAGTTGCTGTGTAGTCATCTCCCGGAACAAGCAATATACCATTCTGATATACGTCTAGGTACAAACTATCTGTGTAGGTCAGTGTCAATGAGTTTGCATCAGAACCACTGAAGGATGTTTGTCCTGCCGTAGCTTGGTATTGGAATCTGTTACGTACTCCCTGTGAAGGAGATTTGCCTATGTATGCCATTATTACTCCTTTGGGTACTTATCTTTGACAGCTTTAATGGTAGCTTTCCAAGCATCTATACCATTGTGATATATGTCATCTAGTTGGTCTGCCATTGATGGATATTCTATTGCTCTTTTTTCTTGATATGCTTTTGCTTCAACCTCTGCATTTACAGCATCCAAGTCATAAGTAATCACATTATCATCTTTATCTGTGGCTACAGTTCCAGAAATTGTAACAATATTTGAGTTTAATTTTCTCAATGCTTTATGCTGATTAAATGTTAAATTACTCATACTTGCACCTCCATTGCATGTAAAAAAGCAGGACTAGTATTTATATTGAAATAACCAGTTCCACTTTGTACTCTTACTCTAACATTATAAGTTACTTCATTAGTAGTTGCAGGACTGTCAAAAATAGATATACATGAAGGACTACCTTGAGCACCTGCTGCGTGTAATTGACATAAAGCCTGACCACTTTGTGTTTCTAAATTTGTATCACTAATTCCAGAATGATTCCTGAATATTGTTGCATACATAAATGCTGTTGAATGATACAAACTAAAAGTTGATAAAAGTAATATCTTATTGTTGTTGTCAGTTGGTGTAATTGACAATCTTAGTCCAGTTTCAACCATACTTGTGCTAGTTGTACTAAATTGAGACAATAATCTTGCTTCAATAACCTGTATAACACTACCTGCCGACATATTAGCATCAGCAAACTGATTAGTTACAGTTCCAATTCCACTACCTATTACTTTTGTTAAAGCCATTAACTACTCCTTATGCGTATGGACTGTCACCTAATGTGCTTGTATCCCAAGCAGCTTTAAGTTTAGCTATAGTGTCTGCACTTGATATTGCACTTGCAGCAGGAGCATCTCTTAATGCTTTCTTCTTTGCTACACTTGCAGTCTTTGCATCTGAATCATCAGCTTCTAATGCTTTCATATAGATTACATCTTCAGCATCAAGTAGAGGACCTCTTGCTTCCCTTACTTTATCCTTGAATATAGTTTTAGCTACAGCCAAATCTTCTGTTATGGTTGTACCTGATAATGACCATGCACCTCTGAAGTGCCTGTCTGAAGGAACAGTAGCATCTGAAGCAGATATACTGTTACCATCTTTGTCTACGATGTTTGTTGTTGCCATTGGTTTCTCCTTTAAGCAGCTTCTTCATTATGCGTGGTGTTTATGTCTTCATTAATCTTCCAAGCATTTCGCCACACTCTAGTGCTTGGTAACTGTGACTTAGTACAAATGAGCATACGAGGTTTGTTGGCTTTGTCATAGTCTTGCCATACATGTCTTGGTAAGTCTTTCATAATAAGATATTCTATTGCCTGTTCTTCTGTCATAGCTTCAATAGGTTTAGTGTTGTGTAACAAGTAACCTCTTGTATGCTTTACAAAGTCAGGCTTTTCTTCATCCTTCTTGAGTTCCCAATAGGCTTCTACAGGTGGTAAGATGCCACCCTTTAATGCACAAGCCATCCAATTAGGGTCAGGATGTGTAATCTTTGCAGGTTCATCAGGTGTCTCTGGGTCTTCCCATACTACACAGTATTCTGTTCTGTGTGGCTCTAGCTTTTCTTTTGCCCAACACAATCTATCCCAAAGATGTGTGCCTTGAAATTCTGGTGTTTCTATTGTCATGCTAAGTCTCCATGTACTTGTACATACACATAAGGAACATCATAAGGCTGTGTAGTACTCGGTCTTAAAACTGCAAATTGAAATGCAGATGTTGTTGAAGCAGTTTCTGTTCCCGGTGGTTTAAAATTGGGAACAAACATTGTTTCAAAGCTTCCAATTAAAACAGAAGAAGAACCTGTAACTGAATAATTAGCATCAGACATTACATTTGAAAAATTCAAAACGTAGTCACCTGTACCACCATCAGTAAGACTAGCAGTATTAAAACTATCCCTTGTCGCTATAGTGCCTGTACCATTAAAATTAACCCAAGCCTTCGCACTACCATTCACAACATAATCTGTATCCACAGACTTAGCTGTACCTGTTATCTGTCCACTTGTTGATAATGTATCAAATGCTATTGTTCCGTTTGCCATTATGCTAAGTCTCCGTGATAACTTATATTAAAATACAATAAATCAACTGAAGTATTTGAGAGATTTTTGCTCTCAACTCGTCTATCGCCAGTGCCGGGTGTACCTTTTCCTGCCATAACTCTTCCACCACCACCTGAATCTTGTTGAGCAAATGCTGAACAGGCATAGCCGGTACCACTATTAAAGCTATTGGTATAAGTTGGACTTGTGTCTCCTGTGCCATTGTCTGACACACTAGAGATATTATTGCTATCATATATTGCCGCAGTATCCGTAGCTTTATAAGCTAAAAATGCCTTTGCCAACCCTTGCTGTATACTTGTCTGATTGCTACCCTCACCTCTAATAGTCATAGAGTTTGCACTTGCACTAACTACAGGTGTTGAGCCAATGGTTATGGTTGTTGCAGTGGACTTGCCTGTGATTGTGTCTAGTATTACTGTACTCATGCTA